GTGTCGAAACGCAATACGGCAAGTTCTGTTATGAACTGCCAGAAATTAAAGGACTAAAAAAATGAAAAACCTACTAACTACACTACTCGAAAAACTGAGCGAAAACTCCACATGGCGCGGAGTGATTCTAATTGCTATTGCAGTTGGGGTTAAGATTGAACCAGAACTCCAAGAGTCCATCATTGTCGCAGGGCTAGGACTTGTTGGCCTCATAAACGTGATTCGTAAAGGCTAATGGCATTTATTTAGCTGAAGAATGGCAAGCAATACACATAGGGACAACGGCAAGCCAATTCTCAACATCATATCCTTTATGATGGTGATATTGTTTTGCTTGATTCTCGCAATTTATACATTGCAATGTGGAAGCCTTGGAAATTTTATTTCTGGCAATAGCATTATTAACTTTGTTCCTTGCTTTGTATTTATTAGGGAATTTTTGTCTTTGTTTTTTTGTGGATTTTCTTCTGTGCTGATTGAGTCTTTCAATCTGATCTTCTGCCATATTCTCAAAACACCTCAACTTGATCTCTCTAACTTTTTGTGGATTTCTTTTGGCCCAAGAAACACATCTTTTCATATGTTCTTGTTTGTGTGTTTCGTAATATTTCTGGTAAGATTCTTTTCTTCCATCTGGATTATCTCTGCACGATTTAATGCTTGCAATTCTATGGCAATGCTTACATCTATTACAAAATCCATCTTTCGATCTGGAGGATTTGACAAATTCGTTCAATTCTTTTTCGGTTTTACATCTGCAACAAGTCTTCATAAATGAAGAATAATATACGATGATCCCAAAGTCAAGACCTCAACAAGCTAAAGAAAAATCTTTAGCAATGGCTATAAAAGCAGGAATAGAAGATAGAGTTGTTTTAATCGGCATTAGGGGGTATTACTCTGAAACTTTTCAGCCTTCAGGCAACCAAAGAGGCATTTATGATGATGCGATTATACTTTTATCTCCTTCTGTTCATGCTACTTTCAATGCGAATACTGATCCGTCAGTTCACAGGAAGGGTATTGCGGCACTTAAAACGGGCATTCATAGGTATCGTAAGGGGAATCATGGCATCAGTAAACCCGGAGGTGGTTACCCTGCGCTTCGACCTGCTAACGCAAAAGAAGAACTGCCAGTCACGCGGGATGGGATTGGGGACGATATGGGAATTGCTATTAACATCCATCGGGGAGGATACAACAGCACATCGTCGCTGGGTTGCCAAACGATCTACCCGCCGCAGTGGGACGGATTCATCAATTTAGTCTACTCAGAAATGACTCGATACGAGCAAAAAACCATACCATACTTACTAGTCGATAATACATAATGGCAAATATCACGCATAGGTGGAAAAAAGTCCTAGCAGTTAGTTGTTCACACGCCCGTTATTGCGACAAAGAATCGCTAGATGCTGTTTTAAAATTCAAACGTGATTTCAAGCCTCACACCACCATTCATTTGGGTGACTTTGTTGATTTAACAAGTCTAATGGCAGGAGCAAAGGGGTCTAGCGAAGCTGAACCACTTATTCCAGACATCGACACGGGGTTGATGCACTTGAAAATGCTAGGTGCTAATGTTGTGTTGTGTGGCAACCATGAAGATCGAGCGTGGAGATTGCAATCCAGCAACAATGCGGTTGTGGCTCATGCTGCATATAAGATAGTTGAAGCTATTGAAAACTGCTGCAAGAAACTCCGCGCCCCACTGCTTCCGTGGGAGGGTGTATTCCAGATGTATAACCTCGCTGATATTGGATTCCAGCATGGTGTTCTTTACAACGAAATGGCTGCCAGAGACACCGCAGAAGCATTCTGCAATGGTACTAGGAGGAAGGTTGTCTTTGGGCATACCCACAAGGTTGCAATGCAGTCTGGACGAAATCTAGTTGGTGGAACTGGATACAATATTGGTTCTCTGACAAAAAGATCCTCGATGGAGTATGCAAAAACCCGCCGAGCTACCCTTGCATGGACGAATGGATTCCTGTGGGGTGAGTATTGTGAGGAACTGAACCAGTCCTCGTTACACATCACGTCACGCGAACAAGGTCAAATGTGGAGATTGCCATGACCCCAAACGATTTCCTTAGAATTCTACTTAACGCAAGTAATAAATGCACAGATCCAGCACCAAAAGGATGGTATTCTAAAAACGAACTTTGCAAAGTTTGGAACATTAAAAAAACTGCGTGTAAAGAAAGAATTACATCAGGAATAAAGTTAGGTTTGATTGAGAGAAAAGACTTCTATATTCCAAACGTAAATGGGACGCTATTTCCTGTCCCTCATTATTATTTTTTAGATAAAAAGAATAATAAGCGAAAATTTATTTGACAATAACAACAATTAACTTTATTTAAAACAGATTATGTCTTGTGGATGCAACCAAAAATCGAATTACGAAAATTACGTCAATAATTGCTTCGACGATATTGGCGCGACTGGAGCCACTGGTCTGCAAGGGTCTACTGGTGCTGGAAGCACGGGAGCCACTGGTCTTCGCGGAGCCACGGGTTTAACGGGATCCACTGGTAATCAAGGATCTACGGGCGCAAGCGGATATGGATCGACTGGGGCCACGGGTTCCGCTGGGGCCACTGGGCCAGTGGGATCGATTGGGCAGACGGGAGCCACGGGAGTGCAGGGCATTCAAGGTATCCAAGGGGCCACTGGTCTTCGCGGATCCACTGGTGCTGGATCAACTGGAGCCACAGGTCTTGCTCCTAGAATTACTGTTCAATCATTCACGGCACATGACATCTCTCTTGGCGTTAAAACATTTTACTACACGTCAACAGACATTGGATTTATAGTTGGATCAAGGGTTCGTGCAGTTGCTAATTCAGCGTACCCTTACGATTGGATTGAAGGCATCGTTGAAGAAGTTTCTAGTTTGTTTGTGCGAATCAATTGTGACAAATCACAAGGTGCTGGCAATTTTGCTGATTGGGAAATTGGTCTAACTGGAGATGGTGGGCAAGGGGCCACGGGAGCAAGTGGGGTTCAAGGAGCGACTGGTTCCACGGGTCTGCAAGGATCCACGGGTGCGGGAACCACAGGGGCCACGGGCGTTATTGGTTTGACGGGAGACACGGGTTCGACTGGGCCTCAAGGAGTACAGGGCATTCAAGGCATTCAGGGTATCCAAGGGGCCACTGGTCTTGTGGGAGACGCTGGCGCGACAGGTTTAACTGGAGCCACGGGTGAGGGGGCCACGGGAGCCACTGGCCCAGAAGGCGCAACAGGCCCAAGTGGAGGCCCAACTGGAGCCACAGGATTGCAAGGGGCCACGGGAATCCCCGGACAATCGTCTACGTTTTATAATTATCAAGCGGACGCGAATACTATTTCTGGAGTTCCAACAAATGGTCATTTATTCTGGGACAATTTAACTCAAACATCAGCGACAACAATCGTTCTTTCTCACCTCGATTCCTTGGGAAATGACCTCGATGTATTTTTCCCACTATTCAAGACTGATGATTCGTTTGTAATACAAGATCAAGGAAATTCTAACAATTTTCAAACTTGGAAAATTTCAGCAACACCTACAGTTGTTTTAAATAGTTATATTTCTATTCCAGTAACACTAACTACATCTGGAGGAACTTCGCAATTCACAAACAATCATCAGATTATATTTGCAATTGTCTCGTCTGGATTGGTTGGTTCGACTGGGGCCACAGGCCCACAAGGATCCACTGGAGCGGGATCAACTGGAGCCACGGGAGTCCAAGGAGATATCGGAACCACAGGGGCCACTGGGCCTGTTGGAGATGTGGGTTCGACTGGGCCTCAAGGAGTGCAGGGCATTCAGGGCATCCAAGGTGACACTGGAGCCACGGGGCTACAGGGAGCCACGGGAACAATTTCAAATCAATCAGGTTTGTTAACTGCTTATATAGGGCAACAAATATTTTAGAAAAACAACATTATGGCTAATCCAAACTTACTCACTGCCACTTCAATTTATGGCAATCTTTTTCCAAACACTATTAATAGTAGTGGCGGTATTGTTACAACCGAAACGTTTTCTAATCCTGCTGGATCTAATAAAATTCTTAACATAAAAAATATTCTAATACAAGGAAGTTCGGGTTCGACTGGGGCATACTTTAGGGTTGTATGTGAAGGTCTATGGTTGTATTCTAATATTGGAACGCTGACAATAGCCGCTACATCTATCATCAATAAAAATACACAAATATATTTACAAGAAAATCAGAGCATTACGTTTAGCGTTTATGGCCCGCTTGCTAATGTAACTACATTAAATTACTTAATTTCATACGAAGAAATTTCGTAATTAACAATTATATTAATTTAATATTTTTTTGAGGGTAAAAATATAATTTAACACAAAAATAAACTATGTCTTGCAACAATAATAACAATAATCTCTGCAATGCAGATACGCCATATCCTCAAGTTTCGCATGAAAGCGTCCCTTCGCTTATAGATAATCTGGTTTATTCTTTATATGGAAATATCTTAAAAAAAATTAAAGGTGGCAGGGTTTCTTGGTGTGTTCCATGTGATCCCTCTAGGAATCCTTCAAACATTCAAAATTTTCCAAGAGAAGATGGGGAGGGATTGCTTTGTTATGTTTTGAGGTTTTTCCAATCTCAGTACACTAATTTATTTTTAAACTGGCGTTTCACTGGAAATGGAGCAACGTCATCTTATTTTCTTGCTGAAGGATACATTTTATTTCCTTCATCCTATATTGTTAGCGTAAATGGAATTGTTAGGGATCCAGCAACATATACAATAACATCGTCAAATGGTGGTGTTAATATAAATTTTTCATCTCCTATTGCAAACACAGCATCTCTTGTTATTGTTTCAATGGGAGGAGCATATGGTCTGGTTGGGGCTACTGGGCCTCAAGGTGCGTCAGGCCCAGATGGAGGTGGTGGTAGCACAGGAGCCACGGGTATTCAAGGCCCATCTGGAATTGGATCTACTGGAGCCACAGGATCAGGGGCCACAGGAGCCACGGGTATTCAAGGCCCAGTGGGGCCAAGCGGAGGCCCAAGTGGAGCGACTGGAGTTCAAGGAGCCACAGGTGTTGCATCTCCTGCTGGTGGAATTAGATGGTCATATGTTGGAAATGGATCTCAAAATGCATTTAGTGTTGTTGGATTAATTTCAACATTGGCCACATCGTTTCTTGTAACAATCGATGGCGTTGTTCAAGATCCAAATAATTATACAGTGTTAGGAACAACACTAACAATGTCTGATCCAGTTCCAAATGGATCAACAATTGTAATAGTTTCATTAAATGGGGTTCAAGGAAACATTGGAGCCACTGGACTGCAAGGTTCCACTGGTATTCAAGGAGCGACTGGCCCAAGTGGAGGCCCAACTGGAGCCACTGGCCCAAGTGGAGGCCCAACTGGAGCGACTGGCTTGCAGGGAGCTACGGGGCCAATAGCACCAGCAGGAGGTATTAGATGGGGGTATGTTGGAGATGGAATCCAATTATCATTTAATATTTCTGGAAATTTATCAAATTTATCAACAGCATATTTTGTGGCTATTGATGGAATAACTCAAGATCCAAATAATTATGTAATAGTTGGAAATGATTTAATATTAACATCACCAGTTCCAAATGGATCTACAATTGTAATTGTTTCATTAAATGGAGTTCAAGGAAACATTGGAGCCACTGGGGCTGGATCCACAGGGGCCACAGGCCCAATAGGTCTTGATGGGGCCACTGGAGTGCAGGGTTCCACTGGCACTCAAGGCGCAACTGGTGAGGGATCCACTGGAGCCACTGGTATTCAGGGGCCAGTGGGGCCAAGTGGAGGCCCAACAGGGGCCACGGGATTACAAGGCGCAACAGGCCCAAGTGGAGGCCCCACGGGTGCTACAGGAATTGATGGAGCCACTGGACTGCAAGGTTCCACTGGTATTCAAGGAGCGACTGGAATTCAAGGAGCGACTGGAATTCAAGGATCCACTGGGCCACAAGGTGCTACAGGAGTATATCCACCATCAACAGGGGGTAATTTATGGTTTTATTCTGGAGATGGATTGCAAACTGTATTTACAATTTCTGGAGCAGTAAGCATTGCGTCCACAGCATATCTTGTATCAATCGATGGAATTTTACAAAAACCAACAAATTATAGCATTGACAATATTATTCCTCGCACTATAACATTATTAGATGCTGTTCCACTTGGATCAGAAATAGTAATAGTTTCACTAGCAACATCGTAAAATAAACAACTAAAATTATGGCATTAACAAAAGCAACACCAAACGTAACAACAGGACTTCTACCAACCTCTGGAGGAACAATTACTGGAGAAGTATTGTTCGGCATTCCTGCTGAAACTAAAGCAACCCCAACAATCAGTGCTGGAGCATTGACACTCAATCTCTCTACTGCAACACTGTTTTATGTTTCGCTAAACGCAAACGTAACATCGTTGACGTTCTCTAATCCTCCAGCATCTCCTAAAGCGTATTCGTTTGCGTTGCAATTTGTCGCTGATGGAACTCTTCGCACAATTGCTTGGCCCGCTGCCGTTAAATGGGCTGGAGGAACTGCTCCAACAATGACATCTACAAGCGGAAAAATTGATACATTTTCATTTTTGACGCATGATGGTGGAACGACTTGGTTTGGTTTTATCAGTGGTCAAAATTTCTAAAAAATATGAGTTTTATTGCTAATAAACTAATTAGAGGATCATCAATAATAGATTCTCAAATTGACAGATTGCTTTTTCTTACACAACCATTTCAAACTGTTTATGTAAATGGTTCTGATTTCACTTCTGTTTCTGCGAGTTCTAGTGGTCAATATAGAGTTTACAATAATAGATTGGGACAAGGCAATCCAAATGTTGGAACATGGGTGTCAAATGATTATGGCAAAACTTGGGCCAACAGATATGGGGCTGAAGTTTTTATTGTTACTTGCAGTCAAGATGGGCAGGTAATGTATTCAACAAGCATTAATTATCAAAGATTAATTTCAACAAATTATGGAGTTAATTGGAGCGTTTGCGATGGTACATCACTTGTAATAAATTATGGAATAAGCACAAATTCAAATGGGTCTAAATGTTTGGTTGGCACTTTTAGCGGGAGTGGTACAATCAAGGTAACAAGTGATACTGGCACTACTTGGACTAATCTTTCTACTCTACCAAATTCAAGTGCTATGGTCAGAGATTCATCAATGAGTTCTGATGGAAATACAATTGTTATAAATAATACTTCAATTTGGAAAACATCCAATTTTGGATCTTCTTGGATTCAAATTGCAAATATGCATGCATCAATTGCAATGAGTGGAGACGCAACAAAAATCATTTTAGGAAATACAGTTAATGATTACTTAAAAGTAAGTACAAATAGTGGAACTTCATTTAATGATATAACAACTTTAGGACAAAGAATATGGGGCAGGGTTGCAATGTCGGAAGATGGAACAAAAATGATGGCAAGGGATCAAAACAATTTTGTGTTTTTATCTACTAATAGTGGATCAACTTGGGCAAATTATCCAATTTAAAAAACTTCAATATGCCATACGCAAAAGAAAAATATGAACTTCCATCTGGATTCACGGATCTCGGAGAAGAGGTAAAGCCAATGGCAATGCCAGAAATGGCAATGCCTAAAAGCGATTACCATTACCCATCCCTCTATTTTGAGAACGCAGAAGGGCTTAAAAACCTTCCCAAAGAGGGTACTGCTACCATCTACTTCCGAAAGACAATGGAGAAGGATGAGACTACAATGCGCGATGGCAAGACCGAAAAACGTCATTGCGTTGAGTTGTGCATTTGCGGCATTAAGTCCAACGGATCCTCCGAAATGGAAATGGAAGATGAGATGGATGACGAAGAAGCTATCGACTCTGGGCTAGAGGAGGCAGAATCCGAAAAGAAACCAAAAACCAAAATCGAGATTGAAATCGGTGGCGAAGAAGAGGAAGATTAATTTATGGCAAAACCAACAAATGAGGCAGTAATGCCCGAACCTGCAATGGGAATGGATCTTCCCGAAGATATGAGCGGAATCCCTTCTCCAGTGGCAGAAGAGGGTGCTGTAACCATCTCCGTAGCCAAGTCTAAATTTGACGAACTGCACAGCATTGCCATGCAACTTGCTGGAGTTATCGACGCTCTTGCTGCTGACGTTGAAGGACAAAAAGCCATGACTGAATCGCTTGCAGGTAATGTTCCTGCTGCTGAAAATGCAGCAATGGCAAGTGAAGAAGATTTTCTGAATTCCATTGCGTCCGAAGGTTCCATGCGCTAATATCACGTCATGTTTGTCGATCAAATCTTTGAGGAATGTGCGGAGATTTTAGGAACTACTGACGAGAAAAGAGTTTACCGCAAAATCACGCAAGCAGTTCAGACGCTGATGGAGTCTGGGCATTGGTTGCAATCAACTGCTGACGTTGATGTTTGCACTGGGTGGGATGGTCATACTATTGCTCTTCCCCGTGGAATAGACGTTCCCCTTGCGGTCAATGTCGATGGTTCCCCAGTCTACTTCCGCAATCGTCTATTCCAGTACCATGTCAATAAAGGTGGCAAGTTCAATACTGTTGAGTGGGCATGGGATGATCGAGGTTATGTATCTACTCTAATGGAAATTGTTAAACCATCTCAATTAGTTGCTGTTGCTGAAAGCGAAAATGATGTCGGTAAAATCATTCGCTTAACAGGAACTGATGCTAATAACAGAGATTTACGGAGTCAACTCAAAGATGGAACTGGCGTGGATGGTCTTCTTATCCCAATCCATTCTCAAAGTGATTTTGCGTATGGAACAATTACCTCTGATGATGTCACCATCCGTACCCGCGAGGTTGCCATAAGCCCGATTAACAAGTTTGCGTCCGCAACCCCTCACACGCTTGATTCTGGTCAAGGAATGGCTATTACGGCGATTTCTGGAACTATCCCAGTTCCGCTTTCAAATGGTAAAACATACTATATTGGTGTGTTGGATGCTCTAACGATTCAGATCCATGCCGATTCCTTGAACGCGCAGGAAGGCAATTACCCCATTTCCCTCCAAAGCATAGTGGGAGCAGGGCCATTGAAATTTCTAGACTCTAGGACTTCATTTGTCGTTACTGCTCTTCAATTTGCATCTGCTCCCACTATTGCTATAACAACAGCAAATCCGATTGCATTCCCACCTAACCAATTATTGCCTATTGGAATTAGGTCTGGTGTTACATATTTTGGCAATCTGCTTGACTCCACTCACCTTCAGATTTTTAATTCAATCTCTGACGCTCAATCTAATATTAATCCAGTTTATACAACAGGATCAACAAATCCTATAAGCGTTGATATCAGAAAAGAGATTGTGCCAGAAACAAAACTAACATTTAGTCAACGTCATTATTTTAATGACGCAGATCAGGTGCAAGCCACAACAGATGGTGGAGTTCTTCCAAAACCATTAATTACGAATCAAAATTATTTTGTAAACGTAATTGATGATTTTTCTGTATCCATACATTCAAACAGATCCGATGCAATAAATTCGTCTCCAACAGATTTAATAAATCCGATTGAAATAACAACTGATGGTGCTGGATCAAACTCTATTGTTAAATTAATACAGTCAACAATTAGGACTGGAACAGAATCTCAAGTTACAGCACCATCATTAAACATTAGTTCTCCAACTGGATCTGACGCGCAGTTTCAACCTATCCTAGTTGGTTCTGTTACATCAGTAAACATTACTGAAGCTGGAACAGGATATACAATACCTCCGTCTGTTGTATTTTCAGATCCAATCACACCTCCGACAAATAGCGGATACTTGATTTCTAATAAAACCGCACAAGGATATGCTACAATTAATACTATCACAGAAAAAGTAACAGGGATTGTAATTACAGACCCCGGTTCTGGTTACTCTTCTCCTCCAACAGTTACTATATCTGGCCCAACGGCAAGCCCAATCATACCAGTTAAAACACTAACTGCAAATGGAACCCTTGCTACCTGTGTAACTCAAATTCCACATGGATTCTCTAATACAAACATAGAAATATCTGGATCAACACCAGATACATATAATGGTACATTTTCAATAACGGTAACAAGTCCAACTTCATTTACATATACATTAAGTCAATCACTTGGCGCACCTAAAGCAATAACAGCATTAACAAGTGGAACATATACAATAACATCAATAACCCAAAGCGGACTTAATTTTCCAATAGTAACAACTTCAGCACCTCATAATATAAAAGCATTTGAATCTGTTTGGATAACTGGAGCCGCCATCTCAAGCACTGGCGTTGACATAAATGGAAGTTGGCAAGTTTTTTCAGTTACTTCAACTACATTTTCAATTGGTTATAGTGGAGATATTAATATAGGAACAGTAAATGTATCTAATGCAAAAACTTGGAAAACTCCATATCCAGATGTAAATGAAGATAACCCATATGGGCCAGATGTAACGTATGCAACAGCAACCTGTAATGGTCACGGAATACCAAATGGAACAACTGTATTTATTGCTGGAGCGGTTCCTACAGACTTAAATGGTGACGCAAATGGATATGTAACTGTTGTAAATTCTCAAACAAATACCTTTCAATATATTGTTATTGGTGGATTAGTTAATAATTCTGGCACAGCAACAGTATTTCAATATCCAGCATTAGGAACAATAATAGCTAAAAAACCAGATGTTAATTCTGCAACTGCAATTAGTTTAATTCAAACATCATTTATTTCGTATTATAATAAATTAAATGGTGGAAGTGGGTATGTAAATCAACCTATTGTAAAAATAATTTCAGGAAATGGATCTGGAGCAACTGCAAAAGCAACAGTTGCAAATGGAGAGGTTACTAAACTAACACCTATAACTGCTGGAGCAAATTACACTGGTGCAGCGAGCGTACAAATAACTCCATCTACTGGAATATTTATAAATTTCTCTTCTACGGGATCACTTCCATCCCCACTATCTTCTGGAACAACATATAGAATAGAAACACCACTAAATTCGCAAACAGGCAATTTCACTGTTAAAAACTTAGATTTTAGCGATGTTGATATCACATCCGTTGGATCTGGCACATTTTATACTGTGCTTTCCAGAACATTTGGGGTGGATTTCACAAATAATTGGAGAGGAGACTTTTCAAGCCTAACAACTCCAGCAACCATTTATTGGGGAACTGATTACTTGCTGCCATTAACAAACCCATCGATTGACAATGGAGTAACTCCAGCTTATTTAAATATTACATCGACATCTGTTGCTAGGGCATATACATCTTCTGCTGACGCTTCTGCTGGTGGTGTTACTGGATTAATAAATGTTGTTTCTCTTGGTTCTGGTCAATCGTATTTTGCCAATCGGTTCACTGTCTCGCCACTTCCATATAACAATCTTATTAGTCCTTCAAATGTAAATTTTCTTCAGGAAAATGAGGTTGTCAAGTTTTCTACAAGTGGAACAATGCCATCACCATTAGTTGCTGGAATTGATTATCAAGTTAAAGTTGTTGGTGATAATATTAATGTTTATTCTGGAGGAGTAATAGTTACAATTGACACGCCCGGCACGGGGCAGTTGTCTTTAGATATCGAACGGACATTTAATGCAACTCCATCAACAAGTATAATTTCAGATGCATTGCTTTATAATACAGGTCAAACTGTAACTGTAAGATCAAATTCTGGAGATGTTTTGCCATCAGGGTTAAGTCCAGACACAAATTACTTTGTTAGACGCATTGCAAATAACGAAATTGAGCTTTATACCACACAGGACGCAGCAGAAAATCTTCTATCAATAGATGGGAGAGTATCATTTTTAACAAGCGGACTTACAATCGATAGTCAGTTTTTCGTAGACGCAATTGAACCTCCCATTCTTGTAAAAAGCGTTGCTAACATTCAAAAACCCCTAACAGACGGGTTTGTTAGCCTTTATGCTATGGATTTTGGACGCAGTAATGATTTGACTCTAATTGGTCAATACCACCCAACAGAGGTTAATCCGCAGTACAGAAGGATTCGGATTGGCAAACCATGCGCGTGGGCAAGAATTGCCTACAGGCTAAAACCTCCAGTGATTAATAGTAAATACGATTTCATTCCAATCGAACACACTCGCGCAATCATTTGCGGAGTCCACGCTTGCGACTTGGAGGATAAGGACTTCGCTGAACAAGCACTACGTTACTGGGGATTTGCCTTGGCATACTTGAAAAATCAGCAGGAACACCAAGATGGTCACGCATTCGTTCCACCACAAATTAATTCTGAAACGTATGGTGATACATCTGATCCAGTAATGTTTTAATATGCAACATTGTATTTATTTTTTAAAACATCCATCAACGGATGAAATAAGATATGTTGGTAAAACAAATAATCCCAAAAGAAGGATTATTCAGCACCTTTATACAGCTAGACATAAAACCAGAAAATCTCATTGTTGTTGTTGGATTGGTT